GCACAGTATATGGTATGTGTTTGGGCGGTTTCAGCCCTTTCTTAGCTCTGCAACAGATGGTGTCTTCCCCATGGAAGTATTATTTTATCTTTAGGGCAACTGGGCATACATCAAATCCGATCTGGCATTACCTATACATGTGTAGGTATGTCTTCTTGTACAATTATAGTGAGGATAACCTTAGCTTTGATATCTGGTTGATGAGTACGATATATCTAGATAATCGTTCTTACTACTACACTTATCGGAAACAATTGCAAGATTCACTTAAGAGTATTGGTTTTCCGAAGCTTAATGTTAAAATTCTTGTGGCTTCAAGTTCCATTGTGGCCATATTAGCTATAATTGCTAGAATCCATAGGTCATCTAAATCAGCCACTGTGTCGGGAGTGTCGCATACACGACCTAAGGAAGATGGAGAGAATAAATTTAAATACATGGAGGTGGTGCATCGGAAGCCTCCGGGCCGTAGCCCAACACTCAATGCTTCCATAGATAGTATAGTTAACACATGTAAGCGCAATCTAATAGAGATAACGGCAATCGCAACTGATGGTTCTTCTTTGAGCTGTTATGCATTATGTCTTAGAGCAAATTTATATATCTCCGTAGCCCATATTATGCCGCGGGATGAACATTTCAGATTAGATTATATTTCTGAGGACAACAGGGGACAAATTCGCCTGCAACGGGGTGTAACCATTATTATCGATGAGATTAATGATATTTCAATATTTCAGATTTTGCCATTGCGCCCTCGTGCTGATGTGTACAAATTTATCCTTGATAAACACGTATCACAAAAGTGCATGGCAACATGGTGTACTCCATCGAACACCGTTACGCAACCGGTGACATTGTGTTGTATAGAGAACCAATGGGATGATAACTCTCTACACAAACTTTTTGCGTACGACATGCGTGTTCCGTGTGAGAAAGGACAATGTGGCACCCCCCTCCTGATGACGGTTGGTCCATATGTATCATTGGGAGCTATTTTGGTAGCATCATCGATGAATAAGGA